TGCACCTGCTACACCAATCCGGCCACAATCATTAACAATCTCGGCAACCAAGGTTGCGGGTGGGTCGATCAATATCGTGCCAGATGCAAATGGTAATGTGGAGACAGCAATTGCGAATGGCTTCTTTAATTATGAACAAGGTTATGGTCAGGTTGTGTTTAGAAATAAAATTCAAATTACAACTCAAAATCGACCACAGATTGAAGCAGCGGAGTGGTATCGCGTAGAAAATGAAGTTCAAGAAGGGGGTAATACCTATATTTTTGAGCCAATTATGGTACTACCAGAATCCATTCGATTTAATGCTGTGTCATACACCTACCTGCCAATGAATCCTGAACAAATTGGATTATCACCAACACGATTGCCGCTAGATGGTCGTGTGCCAATTTTTCGCAAAGGTGAAATTGTGGTGGTTAGTGCTACACGTTATCAGCAATTTAATGAGGCAGTCGCAGGGCAAACATATCAACTGAATGATATGCGCATTGCTTACTGTGAATTGATTGATAGTCTAGGTGCGAAGGTGCCTTATGACATGTACACCGTGGATTACGATTACGGTCGTTACACGTTAAATGGTGAGTTTGCATTAGTGAATCTTGAATTGCCATTTACTGCTGAATATCGTTATCAAGACATGGCGCGTGTTTCAAAAGTAGATATCAATGGCACGATTACACTCAACAAAGCATTGACACATGACTATGCAGCAAGCGAAACGATTGTGGGGTCAGTGATTTATATCGGAGATCTGCAAGCGCGTTATACCAACAAGTTCACGCAAGAATCTTGGAATGATGTGTGGATTGATGAGCAAACTAGCTCAGTGATTTCTGCGAATTACAATGATGCGATTTACCCATTCATTGTGACGAACCTTGGTGCTATTCAAGAACGCTGGTGTATTGAGTTTACCAGCCCTACAGCTTTTAAATGCACAGGTGAATATACCGGTGAATTAACACTTAAAGGTGATGTAAACACCGATTATTCACCAATCAACCCTGTGACTTTAGCGCCGTATTTCATCATCAAGAAGGAAGGTTGGGGTGGTGGTTGGCTAAATGGCAATGCGCTTCGATTTAACACAATTGCTGCGAATTATCCGATTTGGATGCTTCGCACGGTGCAGTCAAGTGAGCCTTCTGTCATGTCAGATACGTTCCAAATCATGCTGCGTGGCGATATTGATCGGCACATTTAATCAAATACGACCGCCTTGGTGCGGTCTTTTTTATGAGTGAATAAAAATGGTCACGAAACAAACCCAAACAAAACTTTTTGATTTTTCAGATGTTGGCTTAGATTTTTGCGCAGGCTCAAAAAATTTATTTCCTGATCGTTTTAAAAAAATGCTCAGTGTTGGTTATAACGTGCAGACTGTGTCAAGTGTTGCAATTGTAGGCAACCAAGTTACTTTTACTTATGGTGGTGCGCATGGTTATGCTCAAGATCGTGTTTTAAAAGTGGATTCAGGTGCGCTTGCATCAATCAATAACGGTGAGTTTTGGATTGATAGCATAACAACAAATACTGTGACATTTACGCTTGACGGTACACCAAGTGTGGTAGAGGGTGGATTTGCAACACGGATTGCAAGTCTAGCTTGGTCGCTTGAGTACGAAAACGCGAATGTGCATATTTATAAATTTAAACATATTGATGAAACAGATATGTTTATCCGGTTTGTGTATCAAAATAACGCAGCTTATAGAAATGCAATTTCAGTATGTATAGGGAAGTCAGTAGATTTAAGTGTTGGCACCATTACAGACTTAAATTCGCTTGAATTAAATCGCGCAAACACAACACCCGTTTCTGGACCAAACTGGGAGTTCACATCTGTACCGTCCAGCATCTATAATAATTATACTTACAATCAAGGGTTATCGGTATTCGGATTGGGTAGGGTGGTGGGTAGTGCTTACCATGTTGCATTTTTATTTAACATCCTCAGCCAACCCGGAACAGGTAGAGTTTTTGGAGTTTTTCCTTTCGCTCCAGTCGCAAATTACTCATCACTGAACTACCCTGCTATTTTTGTTGAAGATGCTATTAACCATCCGATGTATGACTTGAACTATAGATTCGGCTTATTTAATACGCGTGTTTATGTTGGGGCACAGCGCTGCATGGGGGATCAGTTCAGGTCAGAATATAATAGAGATGGGCGGTTTTATACGATAACACCGCGCGCTTATCAATCATTCACAAAGCAAGACAGTTTTAATACCTCAATTGCGCAGCCATTTATTTTATATGAGTCACCGAGCGACCAATTTCTAGGATATATACAAGGTATTTACATCTGCTCATTCAATGCTGTAGATACGCCACCAATCATAATTTCATCAACACCAAGCATAACGATGGATGTTGATTTAAATAGTTTAGTTGTTATTGGTCATTTATCTGTCAATACTTCGAGCGGTGCTTGTGTGTTTCTTGCCTTGCCAGTAGAGGAAATTAAAATTGCGACTTAAAATTTATAGAGTGTTTTGGGGCAATTACAGCGCTAATCATGCAAAACTTGCAGAAATGCACTATGCAATTTTGAAACTACCAAAACCAATACTTACAAAGTTAAATAATGATCAGGGGTTTGGTCAAATCAAAGGGATCACTCAGAAGAAAGGTGTGGTTTATCCAAAGGTAGAGATATCTGTTTTTAAGCGAAGTGACAAAACGCTTTTATGGACAACACAATCCAGAGCTGATGGTTCGTATCAGGTACGAAATATTGCAAAAGGGCTGGAATGTTTTATTGTGGCCTTTGATCCTAAAGAAAAATACAACGCTGTAATTAGTGACAAGGTGGTAGCTAAATGAGTGAAAAACCAAGTCAAGCCGCGAGCTTGTTTATGTTACAAGCATATGCAAATTACTTAGATCAAGGTGGCTTAAATGCCACCTTTGTATTTTATGAAGGTGTGCGTGTTAATTCGATTGATGATGCTGCAAATAACGCAAATAAATTAGTCACCTGCACACTACCTAAGCCATGTTTTAATGCGATTGAGTCTAATTATATTGAACTTAAACCCACCGACGCAGGGCTTGTCACCAAGTCAGGCACAGCAACATGGTGCCGAGTCTACAATGGTCAAGGCTTACCTATGATTGATTTGGATGTGGGTGAAGAAATCACACTAAATAATACTGCGCTAATTCAAGGCACAACTTTGATGCTGAATTCAATTAAATTTAGACCACCGCTTTAAATATAAGGGGTTGAAATGTCGAATTACACCCCGCCTAATGGCCTTAATGTTGTCTTAAATCTTAAAGATGAGTTGCAGTTGCTTGATGCGCATAATCTTGTCTTAAACTTTGGTGCAGATGAGGTCGAGAATAATCTTGGTCAAGTCGATGCAAGTATTAATACAAGCATCCGTACTGAGATTGTCGGCTTTAATGCGTTCATGGCGCAAATCGACACGCGTATTGATACACGAATAATCGCTGAAATTGTGGGTGATATTGGTCTTGCAGCACAGGTTGATTTAGTCATAAATACAAGCATCGTCGCTGAAATTTATGGTGAATCAATCAGTGAATATGGTCAGGTTGATGCGATTATTGATACATGCATACGCTGTGAAGCAATTGCGGAATTTAATATTAATCACGATTCGGGTATTGAAGCAAAAAACGGGTTTATCTTTAAAAAAGCCATTGGTTTGATGCAAAAACACAAAATACCGTGGTCGAAAGCGGTATCGAGGGCGCATTTAAGCGCCTTTTTTATTGTTGATGGCGACCCGATTTTAAGCACAACAGGCTTTACGCACGAACAAGGCATTGTTTTACAGCAATCTATTCAAGCGATTCACGAAGTCACCACAGGTTTAAGTTCTGATTTTAGCTTTGCATTTGAAGATAATTTGCGCATCAAAATTAATCAAACAACCATATTTGAGCAAGCCACAAAACTCAGTAAGGATGTGGAATTTGTTTGGCAAGAATTAATTAGAAAGCGCAAGCAATTTACTTTCAGTCATCAAGTCGCAAAGCTGATTGAAAAGACATTTACTTTTAAATGGGATAAAAGCCTTGAGATCCGCACAACCAATGAAATTCGTTGGGATCAAGCCGAAGCGATTCACTACATTAAACATCCTGTGGTGCCATGGCCCCAGCCTCCAATTCCTGAATATGTCGGCTCAACAGACTTAAATTTCAATTGCTTGTGTGAGGTTGATGCATACAACGTCATCTTAAATTTTGGTGCAGATGACTGCTTGCCAAAGATACCTGAGCGCAAATGGTGGTATATCTTGAATAGATTAAAAGTCAGTCGCTTAGACAATGGCGAAGAAATTATTGTCAAAAGTGGCAACTATAGTGCAGATCGATCAACATGGTGTTGGACACACAGCATGATCGTGCCGTCATCACAGTTATCAAAACTTGAACCCATAGATGGGCAGCCAGTAATTTTAAGAATTAAAGTGAATGGTAATGAGCATCACATGCTTTTAGAGCGTCGTTCACGAAACCGTGTATTTGCAATGGATGATTGGAATCTAACTGGTCGAAGTGTCACAGCATTACTAGACACGCCTTATGCTGCAACTCGGGCATTTTTACAGGAAAATGAGCGAACTGCTTTTCAGTTGTGTCAGGCTGAGCTTGATCGCGCTTGGAATAATGCGGAATTGGATTGGCAGCTATACGATCCGATGAGTTGGATTGTGCCAAATAATAGCTTCACGTATTCAAACCTAAGCCCGATTGCCGCGATTAAGCAACTTGTAGAAAGTGCCGGTGGCTTTATTTCAAGTGCGAAAGCAGGGAATAAAATCACAGTTAAGCCTTTATAAAAAGACTTTCATGGATTCATGGCAGATTGAAGACTTTGATAAAACAATCCCGCTCGGTTTGGTGAAATCACAAAGCACTGATTATGAAATGCTGCCTGATTACAACAAAGCTTATTTGGTCAGTGAAATTACAGGCAAACCCTATGAAATCACGCGTGCGGGCACAGGTGGTGATATTCCTCTACCCATGGAAACCAATCGGTTATTCACCTTTGAGAGTGCAACAACCAAAGGCAAAGCATTACTTGCAAAAGTAGGGTTAATTGAATATCACAGTCTTGTTATGCCAATTCATGATGCAGTGGGTGAGTGTGAACCGGGTGAACTGGTCACATTTGATGATTGGTGGGGAACTGTAGATGCCGTGCGTGTTGATTACAGTCATAGCATGGTTCTGCAGACAATCAAAGTGGAGCGTGCAAATCGTGAGTAATCCTTTACAGCGTTTAATTAACTTAATGCCGACAGCTTATACATTTATTGGAGATATCACACTAGACGATCATCCAAACTATAAGGTGTTGGCTGTAGATGGTGTGGGGTTGGTGATGTGCACCAGTCCGACACGTTTTAATCGAGGGCAGCGTGTGCTTGTGTCGGATGGAGTGATTCAACACACCATACCTGCAGGCGAAGTGGTAAAAATCAAAATTTAATCAAAAGTATGAGTCCCTCCGGGTGCTTTTTTAATGTCAAAAAATAGGGGGCGCAATGTCCAACGATTATTCAACTGATCCACCACCAATAACGCCAAGTCAACTTTATGCCATTTCTGACAACATTAACCAATTGCGGCAAAGCATGGATAAGTTAGCTGAAATGCCCCAAAAGCTCGACCGCATGAATATGCAGTTAGAGCAGCTCAATAAAGAGCATCAGCAGACCCGGAATGACTTAACTCAGACTCGGGACAATCTGCAAGATGATCTGGACCGAGCCAAGTCGAACTTTAAAAGCGAGATCAAGCAAGTTCGAAATGAGATTGATCCGAAGTTCAAAGAAATGGATATGCAGATTAGGGCACTACATGAAAGCAAAACCAAGATTGACAGCATTACTAATCTTGTGCGCTTTGGTGGCATTTTCTTGGCTGGCCTATTTGTCGTCGCATGGAATACTCAAACGAGCAAAACAGACACGGTAAACACTCAAACCATGGCAAATAGCCAGTCCATCCAAGTTCTTGAAAAACAATCTGACCAACTCTTAAGAACGGTTGAAGAAATCCGCAACAAACTTTATGAACGCAACTATATGAGTGATCAAAAATGAACTTCTTACAAGAAAACGCGCTGAAATATACCAGCGTCAAATGGCCCCTAATCGGGGCTTTTTTATTGGGTGTAATTCCTGTTTTACTGCAGGAAGGAATTAATACACAGCTCATTCCAGCTGAATACCATTCACTGATTTTAACCATTGTTCTGCCTGCACTGGCGTACTTTGGCAAAAAGAAATATCAACCCGAATTGCATCCAGAACCAACACTTTTAGGCTTTGCAAAACTCCCGGTTGATTCGATCACTTTTGATGAAGCATTCCGGCGCTTGATTGGGCATGAAGGTGGCTACACTACAGACCGACGTGATGCAGGTAACTGGACTGGTGGCAAGGTGGGGGTGGGTGAGCTAAAGGGGACTAAATATGGCATTGCTGCAAATACCTACCCGAATCTAGATATTAAAAAGGACTGGTGGGATAAATTGGGTGGCAATGGTCTGCATTCAGCTATCACATTCCAGCTCTGGGATTTTGCAATTAATGCGGGGAAGAGTCGAGCGATTAAAGAGCTCCAACAGGTTGCAGGAGTGACAGCAGATGGAATCATTGGGCCTAAAACGATTGAAGCTGTGAACGGCTTGGATTTAAATGATGTATTGCTCTCGTTGACGGCAGAACGGTTGAAGTTCTACACCTCATTAGGGACTTGGTCCACGTACGGCAAAGGCTGGACGAATCGTGTAGCGGATAATTTGAAATATGCTGCTCAGGATAATTAATCTTCTATTGCTGTGCATCCTGCTTTCAGGCTGCACAGCGCATTCGATATCAACAAAGGTGCATGTCACTGTTTGTGTGCAGTGTGTGAATTGAAACAGCCCTCTAAGTGAGGGCTTTTACTTTCTAATTATCAATCCTTAACATCCCATCCCAGCTGAAATAGTT